CCCGTATTTGCCGAAAGAACTTCCCCGATTTGTCGAAAACAATCCCGCTTTTGTCGAAAGCGTCTCCCGTAATTGTCGAGCGTTTCCCCGCATCTGTCGAAATGTATATTTGCATTCAGTTGATTTATAGAAAGTTACAATATTTTTCGCCATTCTATATTCTTTAATCTGTATTCTACTTTCTTATATTCCCGACTTTACACTTCTGGTTTTAGACTCATTTAAGAAATAGAATTTTTTAAGTTCTTTTTTTTGATATTACAAAGAAGAAAATGAAATGGAAATTGCCAGAAGATAAGAACTGCCTGAATATCAGCAATTTATTGAGAATATGGATTTTGTCAGCAAATAAGATTATTTGTTCGTTTTCGACAAATCGGGGATTTTTTCTAACACTATGATTTTCGACAAATCTGTAAGTTATATCGCAGATGCGTATTTCATGCGGGTACATAACGTGTGTAATATAGTCATTTTGATTTTCGACAAATCGGGGAGTTTAAGTGATAAAAAAAAGCGCACCTGTTCAGATGCGCTTTGAGAAGTGAAAAGACGGATACTGATGTTCATGAATTTTTCTTCTCGTAGGTGGTGGTGAGTAGTGCTGCCATGTCGCGGAACCGCTGGTAGTCTTCATCATTGATCGTGCCGGAAGCATGAAGCCCGTCGATGATGAAGCGGTAGATTACGCGGTGCTTGGGTGTCTCGGTGTCCATGCAGAAGCGCTGCAGGACATTGAACACCTCTTTGGGCATAATGGTGGTGGCTTTCTTGGTTGGGAAAGGTTTCTCCCCTACTCCCTCGGCTGAAGAAACAGAAGGTGTTACGACTTTTGTTTGCTCTGGTTGAGGATGATCGGAGGTAATACCTGCGACCTGGATGCTCTCGGAGTTGGCCCACTCTGCTTCAAGACGGTCGTTGAGTGAGCGGCGGCGCGGTGATTCTTGTTTCCTGTTCATGATTCTTTCGTTATTATGTTATGTCGTTATATTGTTATTCTTGATATGCGGTTGTGCAACTATGCAGCCTTGCGGCTTTGCAGTTGTGTTATTTTCTCCATTTCTTCAGATACTCATTCGCCAGTAGAACGAAGTCTTCTGAGGCGCGTCCTCTTCCTTTCCTGTAAGAGAAGATGTCGTGACAGATTCCTGGCTCTGGGTCGAAGTCACGGTCTTGGGAGCTGGGTACGTCGTTGGTTCGGCTGATGGTGGTCTGGAACACGTCGCCCTCCTCACGTAGCAGTTCTTCCAGGCTGTGTGCTGATTTAAGCCGTGAGTCTTTCTTTGTGATCAGCACTCCATGAATCTGGAGTGACGGGTTGCTGATTTTTTTTATCTTCATGATTTTGCCGATGGTCTTGACATATCCATCCACGGCCAGCGGTTCAAGTTCGACAGGGATGATGATACCGTCGGCTGCACAGATAACGTTAACCGGCACGCGGCTCATGGCCGGTTGGGTGTCGATGAAGATGAAGTCGAAGGCACTCTCCCATTCCACGAGTCCTTCGCCTGTATGGTCGTCGATGGGCTCGGCAAAGAGTGATTTCATCACGCGCACGGGGTCAGTCACCTCTGCACTGTTCAGATGTACGTCAGCATCTTCCATTCGGGGAGAAGAGGGAGTGTAATAGAGTCCGATGTTGTTGCGATAGACGGGTATATTCTGCCCGAGACAGATGGCATCAAAGACTGTTGGCTCGCCTGGTTTTCCCTTCGTGCCTTCACGCTGCGGGTCCCACCCCACAGACAGCGAGAGATTACACTGGGGGTCGGTGTCGATGACGAGCACGCGATATCCTCGCTTGGTGATGGCTGCTGCCAGATTGAGCACGGTAGTGGTCTTCCCTGCCCCACCCTTACTGTTTGACACGGCAACAATGTGTCGCAGATGTGTAGTTTTTTTTCTCATATCACGTTAATAAAAGTATTAAAATTGTTATAAACCATTTTACTTTTTGCATACTTCCTGCACTCTGTTGAACGGAGTGCGGTATCGTATCGGACATAACGAGTGCCCACTATCGACTATCTCACGGACGTAAGAATCGCCGACTACTTTTCGCATGATGTTGAGTGCGCCATTCTGATCGGCATTGATGAGCTTGCCCGTTGACGAGCGGAATAGACCTCGCCTGATTCGTCTGCCAGCGTATTTCTCATGCTTGCCTATCTCTTCAAATGCCAGCGCGTCACACTTGGATGTGTAGCTTTCCTCATGCTCAACGAAGTCGATACCAACCATCTCGCACTTGTAGCGAAGATAGCCCGCCAGCCTCGCAAAAGGCATCTGAACAAACTTTTGGTTGTTCTTTTTGCCCATGTCGGATTCCTGTTTCCATCCGGCATTGTAGCCTACAGCCAGCGTGCCAATCTTCTTTTCTACAAGTATGTCAACAATCTGGCGGCTGGCCTTGTGGAACACGTCCTCAAAGTAGCGGTCTCGCTTGTCGTACATACGATTGATTCTGTTTGTGCTTCGCTTCATGCCCTGCCTGTCCTTGATGGACTGCAGGTGTGCAAGAGTCTTGTTGAAATAGTTGTTGTATGATTTGAGATAACGGCCGTTGAAGATGATGCAGCCTTCGGCAGTCACCATCGTGGCAAGGTTGTCGAGTCCGAGGTCGATGGCGGCACACTTGCTCTTGTCAACGTCCGCTTGCCTTACTTCCTTTTCATAGACAATCTCCACCTTGACGTTCTGCCTGTTCGGAATAAACCGCACCTGATTGAACTTGGTGATGCTCTCGCCGTACTTCTCCCATTGCGGTATGCTGACGTACAAGTCCTTCGCCAAGCGAATCTTGCCATCCTTGATGGATGCCGACTGGTTGGTGTAGAACAGGTCAAACATGCCGCCGCGCTTGCGGTAGTGAGGCATCTGAGGCATGGCCTTGTATTTCTCAGGGTGCTTCTTCCAGTCCTTCACAGACTTGCAGTATGCCTTCATGCTCTTGTCGAGCACACGCAGTATCTGCTGCGAGCACTGCGACTTCAATAGCTTGTAGTTGCAAGTCCCCTCCAGGTTGGTTACTTCCTTCATCAGCTTATCCATGTCGTTGTACCACGTCCATGTGCCGTCGGCATCGAGACGCTGGCGGAACAGATACAGAGCCTGATTATAGAGGTTGTTGGCTGTCCTGAAAAGAACGTCCAGCGGCTCTGTGTGCGGTATGTAGAACTTATAGACTAATCTCATTCTTCAAATCTTCTTTAATCAGTTCAAGTTTGCGCTTGCGGCGACGACTGTACATCTTCATCGCAAAGCAATGCAACATGGATATTATCTCCTCAAAGATTTCCGTCTCGTCGGACTTATCCTCACTGTCATTGATTACCACGATTTTGCAACCGAACTCAGAGAACAGGCGCTCGAACATGTCGAAGGATATTCTCGACAGCCTGTCTTTGTAGGTCACGTAGATGTGTGACACTTTAAAACTTAGAACATCATCCAGCAGGAGTTTGAATTGCTTGCGGTCGAAGTTCATGCCGCTTGCTATGTCCTGATACGACTTGGAGATTTTCACCCCGTTCTTGTTGCAATACTCCGTCAGAGTCTTTGTCTGGTTCTGCAAGTCCGTCTTTTGCTTCGGTGTTGACACTCGTGCGTAAATCACGTTGTGCCTCTCGTCTGCAAGTCCGGCCTTTCGGTACACATCTTCGTCGTTGTAATCATAGAATCCGTTTGGCAGTTCGACCACACGAATCTCTTTATTCTTCACATATTTTACGAGCGTAGCCCGTGATATATGCAACAACTTCAATACTTTTGCACTTTTCATGGCGCAAAGATACAAATAATTATTTAAATAATCAAATAATGTTTCATATTTTTAATATTTTTGTTTACTATATGTGGTTATTCAAACACGGCGTGTTCGCCCATCTTGTCATCACGACAGCAGAAGCGGAGGTCGCTGTCCTCGCCGTATTCTATGTCTCCGTCCTCCAGCTCCAGCTGGCATAGCTCAGATTGGGCAAGATCTATCAGCCGTGTGCGGATGATGTCGTCGCCACGCTTCACATAGATTTCCACGCGCTCGTCGTAGTCACGACCCATCATCTCGCCGAGAATCCACACCATTGCCGTTCCTGTGTAGTCGCGCTTCAGCTTGACAAACTCCACCTCCGGCATCATCTGTGCCAGCTCGCGGCGCACTGTGTCGATGTGCTTGAAGTCAAAATACACCACCTGGGCCTGCACATGGCCGCCCTTGTTGTCCACCTCCATTCCGTAGAGGAACTTGCCGAAGTAGTCCTTCAGCATCTTCTTGTAGTCGCGTCCGAGCGACTGCGGGGTCTTTACTCTTCTCATATCATCAGTATTTTAGCAAATATGGGGCTGCACGTGCGCGTTGCTATGGCTACTGATGCGAAGCCACCGGGACGTTTCCGCTACCCGACGCTGTACAGCCCCAATGGGGTTTATCCTATATGTCTGGCAGATACAACAAATGCCACCTATTGTGGCGGCATCGACGTACCGCATCAGTATTTAAGCACTGCAAAGGTATATACATTCCTTGACATATCCAAATGTTTTAGATATATTTTTTAGAAAAATTATGATTCAGACCTATGTCAGACCGTTACGAACATTATTCTCAATGGGTGTTCAACCTTGGCTACCACATCATCTTTTGTCCGAAGTACCGCAGGAAGATGCTGAATAAAGCGAAAGGTGGTTCACTTGGCTGGCCGAAGAAAGGATGGAAGAAAAAATAAGAGACGAATACAGGACGTGTAATTTGCGCCCTGTATTCGTTGTTAAGCACCCTCGGAAGATATGGTTTCCTTTGTACCCGTCTTGCTGGCGTCAAGCGTCGTGAGCGTCTGCTGAACCACATGCCACTCTGCATTATCCCACCCATTGTAGGCTGCGATATTGTTTAAAAACTGACAATAATTGCGCTGGTGGACGTTTAGCTGCTGCTGCTTCAACAGGTGCATCTCTCGCAGGGCCGTACCGCCGTTCGATGCAGCCACCATCGGCACACCCACCAGACGGGGGTCCACCTGCAGCGCAAGGAAGATAGGCGACGTGGAGAGCTCCAGCTCCTCCTTGCCAGCCTTCGCTTCATCGTTCACCGCGTCGGCAATATCCACTATCTCCACGTTGTGATGCTCCTTGCCGTCCTGTCCTAACCACATCCACTGACGCATGAACTTGCCTTGGTTGTCACGGTGCTGCAAGAAACTCTCCATCGACTGCTCCAGCTCCTCAATGAACTTCTGCTGTTCCTCCGGCTTGCCCTGATAGCCCTCGTCGGCAAACACCTGGTCGAGGTAGTCAAGCGAGATATACATGATGCGCCCCCACGACGTGTTGTTCTCACGATGCTTGGCCTTGTCGTACAGGATGGTCGATGAGAAATCGAAAGCCTTGCTCGTGAAGATGCTCCACCACGCAGGCTGCGGATAGTAAGGCTTGTTGCCGGAGGGGTAGAACGTAGGGCAGATGACCCATGTAGGCCGACGTGAGACGGCTGTACGCTGGTTGCGCTCCACGATGTCGCGCAACTTCTGGAGCATGTTCTGTGGCATGGCACAGGGGTACATAACGATGCTGTCATTGTCAGGACGGCCTACTGTGGTTAGTGAGGAAGCACCGAGTGTGCGCCACTGGTCGCTGACGTAGCAGTGGTTGGTGTAGTTCCATTGGTCGCGCCGTTCCATGCGGACGATAGATGCCGGGAAAAAACCGCAACGCACTATCTTCGGGTTGCCCCATCGGCCGCGCCTTCCGCGCTGGAAACCGACGGCGGGGAAGTAGATGTCGAGCTTTGTGCCGTCCTCCTGACACTGCGAGAAGTGTAGGTTGATGTTGTTCTCCTCTAAGAACTCCTTCGCTCCAGGAACATGTGACTCGCCCAGCATCTCGTCGCTCTCTTCGTAGCCGTACCACGACCGTTCCCATTTCTCGTAGGCTTGGCGCAGACGTTTCAAGCGCTTACTTTCAGCGGGGCGACTGCCCATCGGCAGTTCCGTATATTGATACTCGGTGTCGTCGGAATATTCGGCGATATCTTCCTTCGCTTCCAGACCCTCAATCTCCTGCAAGAGCCGTTCTCCCGCTTCGCGGTATTCGCACAGCGTACCGTTTGGGAAACGGTACATAAGCCGTGCTCCCAGACCCGTAATCAGGTCGGCGATATAGCGCAACGGCGCGGCGGTATATGGGCTGCTCATGGCCAAGGGAGGAATGACAGACGGAATATTGTTGCCCGCTCCCCAGCGCACGTAACCCAGCCCGAGGTCTTTACCATCTTTGTCCGCGACTTTCACCACCGAATTGTCCCGGGCGTCGAACGCCCACGCCACCTTTGCCAGCGGGCCGTTGGACCATGCTCCGCCTCCTATACACTTGGCCAAGTCCTGTGCCTGCCCGTTAGAGGGGTCACGGTCGCCCAGCGTCAGCGACCTAACCACTCCAGGTTTCAGCGCGTCGATGGCCACGAAGCCGCGCTTCGTCAGTTCATTGTTCAGCTTGCTAAACTCGGCCTTACTTTTCGGGCGATATACGTGGATGCTGTTTTTCTTTCCCATAAGTCTATATTTTGTTTTTGTTTTATACCGCCAAGATAAAGTTCCAAATGGCAAAAATCAAGGGCAAGGGATTTTTATTTGAAATTATTTTGCCAATTCCTGAAAATGTTATATCTTTGCACCACCAGATATGATGCGAACCCTTTGCATAGTAGGTCTGATATCGGACTGAAGCCAGAGATACGCATGCGGGGCAGTGACCTGCGAGAAGCGCGAAGCAGCAGCCCCCATATCTGAGTGATTACGAACCCCTCCCGAGAGATGGCGTTCCTGAAAGTGCTTAAAGGGTTGGCCCCTCCAGTGGTGCAGATTGCAGGAGGGTAGTGTCTGTGAGAAGCCACATTAAAAATAAGCCATACAGAATCGGCACAAATAGGTAAATAGCCATTTCGCAGCGCAGATAGATGGGCGAGCCGCAAGGCCCGCCCATCGTTTTTTTTGTTGTCCCGTATGTTGCGATAGTATCGCAACATAAAGCATCAAGGCTCAACCAGCACCCAGTCGTTAGCCAATACGTCTTGCTGCGACGGGGTCCATCCGCTCTGAATGGTATCCTGTGCAGTCTTCATGCAGATGCAGCCGCCGGCATAAATCTCCCCGCCATTCCTGTCGGCGATCTCCTTCAATGCCGGGTCATGGCACCACTCGCTCTTGACCATCGCCTCGGGTTTCAGCCAGAGCCACGGACTAAGGGTAAAAGAGCCGTTCCATCCTTCACGCGACACCTTTAATCCGCGCTTCAGTGCAGCAATGGCCTGTCCGAACGTGCCTGTCTCTCCCACGCGCAGCACCTCTGAATCCATCGCGCCACACACATAACAGGTCTCCATGTCGCCGCGTGTGAATGATGTACCGTCCCATTCGGGGTTGTCCACTCTCTTCTGTTTCTCTACTGCTGAGATGTACTTCTCAGCCATTTCATCTTGGTTCATCATAATTGTATATGTTCGATTGGTGAATAAATTTACTTTTAATACATCACACATGCTGGTCGTTTGTCGCTGCAGAACTGCTTCAATACACATTCTTCCTCTTTTCGCGGAGTACAAACGTCCTCTTTCTTCACGCTTCCCTGTTGCATATTTCACCTCCTTTGTTAGTCATTCTCAGATATTCGTCGATGTCAGGAATATTGATATCAAGCCAGAAAAGCACGTTGGGCATATTCCATCCACCTTTCCCGTACAGCTTGGGATAGAATGTTTCCACTTTCCCTGTGATAATATTCTTTCCCGTCCACGACTCTTTGGGTCGGTGTGCAAAAACAATCTTTCCTTCCGTGGTAAGCGCAATCACCTCCCGGTCAATCTCAGGCAGTTCGTCGCTGTCGGCAATCTTCCACCACATCGACTGGTCAATCAGCCGTTCCATGTTTTCAGCACCGTACAAATAGGCTTCCTTTACATCGCTCAATCTGAGCGGCTTGAACGACAATGCCATTGCTCGGCCTGTCATGTAATCACTGGCTCCCTTGTCTATTATAGCCTTCCGCTCTTTTTCTGTCATACTTGTTCTATCCGTTATTTGTCTTTAAGCACAATGTCAATTCCCCAGAAAAACCAGCCAACAAAGAAATGCCGGTCATCTTCATACCAATAGTTTATGTTCGGGATAAACATAAAACATTTATAGTCGTTGTTAATCTTGATTTTCATAATTCACAAAATTCGTTTAATTAGTTGTTCTCTTCACCAGAATCCCTTCGCGCAGCAGTCGCTTGATGAAGTTCTTCTTGTTCAGAGCCTGTCGGTAGATGCAGTCCGGCTCGATGACAATGCGGTCTTTCGTAACCGGTTGTCGCGTTTTAAAGTCAATGTCCTTAGAGCGAGTGATGGGTGCAACCTTGATTTCTCCCGTCTTCGTGTTCAGGGAGAATATCGTATGTCCGGGATTTTTTCGGTAACGCCCTACGAATTTAAACTCATGTTTCTGCTTGTCGATGATTTCCACCTCATCCTTCTGCACATGATCTTTCTGTGGTAAGTCAAAAATTTCCATAATAATAGTTTTTGTCTTCTGATAATTAGGGTACTAAATCTTCCTCTCAGCCTTCCACCGATTTTCTTCTGTCCTGTCACGCCGTTATATTTCACACCTATTACGAGATCATCGAAGGCATCTGTGATATCGGTTCTCATGCGGGGGTCGCCCCCCATGCTTTCCTCATCGGTGGCTTTCAGTTTCTCTTTCGACTTATCCTTGCGGAAGGTACCAGGCACAAGGGCCGTGTTCTCCAGTGCGGGAATGAGGTAGGTGTTGCGTCCGGGGTCGGTGCAAATCCGCAGTCTCGGAGTTTGTACGCCCGCCATGAGGTCCGACATGAGTTGGTATTTTACGGCATGGAGCAGCGGTGCGCCCGTGTCGATGGCTGTCACCTTGAAGCCGATGTCCGAGAGTTCCTGCACCACTACGCGGTCGAAGCGGTTGTCGTCGGCTCCCTCCACGGCGTAGGCGGTGCTGGCTCCCTGCTTCACGGTGGCGGTGAAGTAGAGCACCACTTCGCCGCAGCCCTTGCGGAGGAAGGGCTTATAGATACGCCCAAACTCCTGGCGGCAGAGTGAGCGTAGTTTCCGCTCGTTCATCACGAAGAGCGAACGCTGGATGAGCAGTTCGTCGCCACGCAACTGTCCTACCACCATACACGAGATATTGGCATTGGCATCGAAAGCGATGAGCAGGGGGCTGTTCCAGTCTATGTCCATATCGTACTCGCAGGTGTCTTCCTCGCCGATTCGCCCCAGTTCGTCAATATCGAGCGTCTCGGTCTCATAGCGTGTGGGATAGCGTTGCACGTCGAGCGCCGTGCCCTTCTTCTTTATCGTGAGTTTATCGGCCAGCATGGAGTAACTGTCGCTGTACTCGCGGCTGTACTGTTCCTCGGTGTAGCCGTGGACGCTCTCGATGTCGAGGTTGCCATAGAAGCCGTCGCGCGAACCGCCACGCGGTACGCCCAGCACCATGAGGTTGAAAAGCAATGGTGGCATTTGTCGATGCATATCCCTAAGCCAGGCTTCCCCCAACATACTCAGGTTCTCCACGCTCGAAAAGTTCCAAAAGCAAGTGCTGTCGGTGCGCAGCCGGTGCAGTTTTCGCAGGAAGTTGTCATTCTGTGCCAAGGCTGCGGCGGCGCGTGGGTTGTGCTTCTCCAGATACTTCAATTCGGCCATCATCGTGGCTATCTGGTCGTTTACCTCGTGGCTCTCGAAGTTCTTCTCCTTTTCCCATAGGCATTGCGATTGGGAAAGCCCCGCATCGCTCACCCATAACTGCGAGAGCCAGTGATTGTTGATTTTGGGGTCTGTCCCCCTGCCCCATATTTTCTTCTCTACCTTGCGGGCAGAGGGCGGCATAAAGTCGCCGCGAAGCGTAGGCAGCACCTCCTCCTTCACGCGCTGCCACGGCAGGTACTTGGTCTCGTCGCCAATAAGTGCTGCAAGGTTCAGGCCGTTGGCACTACCCTTGACACATAGGCTGATCATCTGCCAGCAGAAGCCGTTGGCGAAATGCACAATATTTTCCCACGAGCGAGGCTTTGCCAGCGGATAGTCCCAGCGCAACTTAGGCGGTGCCTGACCGAGAAAGTAGAAGTTCTCGAAGCCCAGCGTGTTCACCACCTTCAGGGCGTTGGGCATGGTGCGGGTGTAGAGTTGCTTGGCGCTGGCCCCAACGAAACCGCCCATCTGACGGGGTAACCCGATGGTCACGTCCACCATGTGAACGCCGATGAACGAGGTCTTGCCCGTACCACGACCGGCACGGACGTAGGTAGTGCGTGAGCCGAAGTTGCGCACCTCCTTCTGCCAGCGGTTCAGATATATCTTATGTACGCCATCGTGGGCATAATCCACCGCAGCCCCTCCGTTGTCGGCACGAGCTTCCTCCACGTCGGGCAGCATCTTCGCCTCTAAAGAGTCGCTGCTGATGTTGGGATTGGTCCCTATTCTTGACATGACTGTTCTTCTGTTTCTGTTGTATTAAGGATTACATTCTTTGGCAATGGAGGTTCGGGTGCCATCATGCTCATGGCCTCACGCCGTGCTTCCATCACCGCCACCTTGTCGTCGATGGCCTGGTGCTTCTCGTCCACAAAAGCATCGTACTTAGCAATGATTCTTTTCGTCTCTTCGTCGTCGATGTTCTCCTTCGTGTCATCCACCTCGCGAATGTCCGTGACAACCACGCTCGGTAAAAATGCCACCTTTGACATGTCAGCGCGGGTGTCTTCCGGCTTATCCAGCCCAGCCACCTCAAAGAGACGTTTGCTACCCTTGTCGAGGGCCTGCACGTTATCGGTCTCTGCACCTATCTGAAGCATCCGTTCGGCAGCCCAGCGCACCTTCATCTCGTCCTGCCTGCGGCTCGGCTGCGACACATGCTCCACCACAAAGTCAAACAGCCATTTGTCTCTTTGGGCGATGCGCCATTCACTCATCCTGTCAGCACCCTTGCCTTTCACTAACTGTCTGAACAGTGCAAAGGAATCGAGCATAGGGTTACGCATCCACTGCCAATAGACATGCTGCACCCGAGCCAGACGCTCCTTGTGCTCGCGCCGGATGTCGAGATCGTCGATGGGCACGCCCTGCTCAAAATGCAGCAGCGTTCCCGTCATCAACTGTTGTGGTATAATAGATTCTCTTGCCATAGCTAAATAATTCTTCACTCTTCACTCTTCACTCTTCACTTTAAAGAAGCGATAAACGCCTCCCATTTCTCACTGTCGCTCTTTCCGTTTTTCGGCTTCCCAGCAGTAGTGTAAATGCCGCCGTCGTTCCAGCCTATAATACCAGGGCAGAGCTTTCCGCTCACGTCGTAATGTCTCACCACGCGCTCCTTGGGTATGCCGTAAAGCATCATCAGGTAACGGGTCAGCCGACGGGCGTTCTCCTCCGACTTTTCGCTGAACGACCATCCCTCGTGGTTGGGAACGGCCGCCGACGTGCCAATGGCGCGGGTAGAACAAATCTCAATACTGATAGTGTTCCTGTTGGTCGCCTTTCCGTAGAGACTGCCACCGCCTGTGTAGGGGTTTTTCTTGTCGCCCACCGCCCAGCAATAGTAATTCTGGATGTCAGGGTTCACCTGTAAGATGGTCTCATCATCCACCACGAAGTCGGCAGAAGCCTGCCGCGTCAGGAAGACGTTTCTCGCCGACAGGGCAGCTCCCCGTCTGCTGTTGCTCCCCGCCGTATAGTGAATGGCGATATATTTGAGGGGACGGCCTACAGAGAATGAAATGTGAGTGTTGATATATCCTTTCGTGATATCCACACCCGCAATCTTTCGCAAAGTGGCCGCACCGGCAATGCCGTCTGCCGTCAACCCATGATCCTGCTGCCACATCTTCAGGGCTGCTTCAGTTCCCTTCCCGAAGATACCGTCCACCGGCTCCGCGCCGATGGCACGCTGGATCATCTCAACGCCCTCTCCCCTACTCCCAATTTTGTAAATCATAGCCATTGTAGTTTTTGTATAATTCATAAATTCGTCATAACGTCATCCCGATATAACGCCATTTCGATATTCTTCACTCTTCATTCTTCACTCTTCACTTTCAGTTAAACCAGTGTATCTCCGGCGCTCCTTGATAGCCCTTCTCCCACACAAACCACCCGTATGCCGTAGCCGAGCCGGGAGAGTTTTCAAAGTCACCGTTCTTAGCGCACAACAACCGCGCATGACTGACCCACACCCTTCGGGGGGGTAATTTTGGTACAGCGCCGCCCGCTTCTTACCCTCCAGGAAAGTGAGTTTCAGGAACATGGCCACCTTCCTGCCATCCGGGATAATCGACAGCGCTTTCTCCACAAATTCCTGCGCAAAGGCATACGGCGGGTTCGTCACGATGTCGCCGTCCCATGTCCGGTTGTCATCCGAGAGGAAGTCTGCCACCTCCCCAAATCCACGGTCTGCCAAATCACGGCTCACCACCTCATACCCCGCCGCCATCAGCTGCCGCGAGATATGACCTTCACCGCACGACGGTTCCAGTATCGGCCCTTCAAAGTGCTCAATACGGCAAAGCCAGTCCGTAGCCGCCGGTTCCGTGGCATAGTAGTCCTTATCCGCCCGTTCATGGTCGCAATGGTTCGATGCGCCAATCGTCTTAAAAGTGCTGGCGCTTCCGCCTTTCCAGTCTCTTGCCATAATTATTTCTAATGCTTAATTCTTAATGCTTAATGCTTAATGGCGTCATCCCGTCATAACGACATCCCGCCATTCCGAAAATCGCGCCTTTGTAATTCTTCACTCTTCACTCTTCACTCTTCACTTTAAAGACTCTTCACTCTCAACCTCCTCCCATCCGTCATCCGGCTTGTAATCGTCCTTCTCCCGCAGTAACATCACCCGTGAACCTCCCAACGAATGCCACCGGAAACCATGCGCCAAAAGCAACTGCTCTGCCGTCGGCCACGGGTCGCCCCAGTCAATCGTTGCCCGCAGTCCCAGTGCGTCACGCAACTGCCATACGTCCATCACCTCCACGCCAATGTCAAACTTCGGCATCGGCATCCACCGCTCTACGAACTCCGCAACCGCCATCTCCACGTTGCCTTTCAACGCATCAATGTCAGTCACCTTCTTGGGCACATCATCCGATTCTTCTTTCATCCTTCTGGAATTTCGTTTTGTTCTTTGTTGTCCTGCCTTATCAGTATGCCGCGATTTTGTCGCGGCCAAAATCATCCGACCGCCATTCCTCGCATGTCATCCGCGCATTCACACGCATGTCATTCACAGGGCAACGCTGCCCTACCCTCACAGCCCCGTCGTATATCGGCACCACGCGCATGCAGTTCATGCAGTTCTTTTCCATAGTCTTTTTTGTTTTGTTAGAAACTACTCCCCTCTCCTTCGGGGAGGGGCAGGGGTGGGTCTATATACATATCCTCATCCACACACAGGTTCAGCGGTTCCTCCCGCTCAAACTGTATCAACACCCCATACCAGCCATTTTCCAACGGGCCAACAGGTGTGATGTCAAGCATAGCGTTGTCTATGTCTATGCGTGCATAGTCACCGTCGATATTCGCTGCTATCTCCATGTCGTGCTTGTCTTTGATCCACGCCAGGAATTGCCTGGCGTGATACCATGACTCTTCCTTCGCCTCCGCAGCGGCATCGCCGTCGGCCATGTCACGCGCCCTGACGAAGAAATAAATAGGATAGTTCCTGTAGGGCCTCGCTATCGGACCGCCGCCCTCCACATTGCTCTCCATCATCACAAATGGAGAGAACTTATTACTGATACCCTTCGCCATCTCCACCACCCCAGCGGTAGAGTCCGTCAGGTAAAACCGCCGGTTCCCATTATTCGGGTTGTCCAGCATCGGTTTATACATCTGGCACCACTGCCTAACAATCGTATGAAATGTCATAGTCGTTTATAATTCTTAATTGATAATCGCGAAGCGATAATTCTAAACTCTAAACTCTAAACTTTAAACTCATCCAACAGGATGCCGTAGTGCTTAGCTGCCGCCACGATCTTCTCGTCCTTCAGCGCCGCCTCAATCGGTTCCAGCGTCAGGTATTCTTTGATGTTTACCTTCCACTGCTCGATGCGCTTCTCTCGGGCTTTGCCTTCGGCACCGCGTCTGGTGTCAATGAGCCACTTCCTCAGTTCCCTTCTACGGTGCTTCTGCTCCGAGGTCAGCGGAATTTCCTCCCTCTCCTCGGGGAGTGCTGGGGAAGGGGTCACGCTGGCATTGCCAAACACGTCCACCACTACCCTTCCCGTCTGCACCAGTTTCTCCCACTCGGCATCCAGTTCGCGGTAGATACTCCGCACCTTGTCATCCAACTGCGTAGCCTTCTTCGCCCACTGGGCCACCTTGTCGCCCTGCTCACCGGCATCCATCAGCAGCCGTGCTTTTTCACGTGCCACATCCAGGTCACGCAACAGTTCGCGCACCTGTCCCGCCCGCTTCTGCGTCTTCTCCGGCAGCAGATGCACATACTGGTCAATATGTTTAGGCCGCACAGGAACCCCGGTCATAGTCGGGTTTGGCTTGCTGTCACTCCCTCCCTTCGGGAGGGGCAGTGGTGGGTTTTCCTTCGAGAGGGGCAGGGGCGGGTTCCCCTCTTTCATCTTTCCTCCTTCATCTTTCATCCCTCCCTTTGGGAGGGGCAGGGGTGGGTTTCCCTTTGGGAGGGCAGGGGTGTGCTTTTCCGTCGCTGTCAAAACCTCTTTCAAGCATTTCCCCATCTGCCGTATCGAGCGTCTGACAGCCATCTGATACAACCGCTCCGGCAGCCATGTGTCCGATGTTCCCACGAGCGCACTCAACAGCCGTGCCCCTTCTTCAAAAGCCTCACTCTCCGCGTCGTTCCACATCACGCTCGCCATTAGCACATTGCGCATCCTGGCATCAGCATCTTCGGCCCGTGCCTGCAACACACCACGCCCGGAGCGAAGCCACTCCCCCACCCTCTCCATGTACGACTGCCGTTCTGCAGCCGTCATGTTACCGTACCGTTTCAGATACTCGCCCGTTTGAATTTTCCGTACCATAAGTCTATTTCAATATAAATGTCTCCTCTTTTAATATTGCGATTCCATCGCAGAAAGTTTCACTTCTCTTATCATCTTGTCCAGCTCTGCCTTCTTCTCCATAATCGGACCGAGGTCAATGCGCGGACACCCATCACACCAACTCTTGAAGTTAGGACATCCCTCTGATGATCCGAACACCTGCCCGTAATCACACATGTAGTCATACCACCGCATGAGTTCTTCTGCTGGCAGATCGTGGCTCAGACTCTCTATCATCGTCTGCATCCCAAACGCATATTCACCAAACATGCAAACGTCACAAAACTCGTCCACGAAATACACATCCCGGTTGTCATACTCACTAAAACCATGCTTTTTAGCAAACAAGTTCACTATCTCTATGGAAGACTTGCGGAAATGCTCCAGCGCGTCCGATGTCTTTAGCTTATCTTTGTTTCCCATAGGGCGTTTTGTTGTTTTTTCAGCAATATATTATATAGGTGTTTTCAAGTCAAGGGCAACGAATTTCTACATGATTGTGCGGTTGTGTAATTGCAATGTTTTGTAGCCAAACAGTTGCAAAACTACACAGTTGTGTTAAAGAAAATTAATATTGCACGGTTTTGGAACCGCAATGTTGTGCGGTTGCAAAATTCTTTCTATATTTGCATCAGCTACAACAAAACCAGATCATGCGAACAACACTGGTACAATTCTAAAGGCAACTGATAATCGTCAGTGTAAATTTGCAGTTGTGCGGTTGTGTGACTACACAAATACATATTAGCAAAGCCGCACACTTACAAAGATGCAAAGTTGTACAACCGCACTAATGTGCTGCTATACATTTGTGTAGATAAGGAATTGTGTTACCGCAAAACTATGTAACCGCATGGTTGTATAACTGCAAAGATGCGTATCTGCAAAGTTGTTTGGCTGTGCGGTTTTGTAACCGCAATATTACACAATATTTAAATACATTTACCAATAAACAATATATAGTAAACAAAAATATTAAAAATATGAAACATTATTTGATTATTTAAATAATTATT